ATACGTCTTGTTCGCAAGGTAGGTGCGGGCGTCGGCCTGCACACCCTCGGGCGTGTCCGCCAACGCCGTGTGTTCCTGGATAAGCCAACCAGCAGGCCCGCCATACCTGAGCGGGCCTTCCTCAATGGTTGCGAGCTTCCTAATCTCCAATGACGCATCATTACTGGTACTGGCTACCCCGTTCAGGATGTCCGAACGTGACTGCGTGCGGGCAACCTGCACCAACGCCCCACCCGCACCGCCCTGAACCGTCCACACCGGGACCGTCTTAGCCTGCGAGTAAACCTCAAGCGCCCCGTCGCCGGTCATCCTGTACCAGCACCCAATCGACCTGACAAGGTCCAACACATGCGCCGCGTGGTTGTCCTTGTAAACCATCGACGAGGGAACATACTGGTCAACGACACCGGTCGCGACAGTGACCGGGCAAACCTCAGCCAACAACCGGCGAACCTCAGACACCACCGTCGCGCCCTCGGGCGGCGACTCAGGAGCCCAAAAACGGTAATCCGCCGCCAAACGGGTAAGTTCCTCAGCGGAAACCGGGACCGACGCCCCACCAGACACCCATTCAAGGTTCTTCCCCGCGACACGCCACATCTCATTCGGCTGGTTCTGAGTAATCAACCACCAACCCAAATCCACTGACGACCCGGCGCTCTCAAACACCGTCTGCACCCTGGAACCAGCCGCCGACAGCGGCTCATCCCAACCCCACGGGGCAAGAGCACCCGTACCATCAACCACAGTGAACGACGCCTTACCCTGAACCAAAGCCGTGTCCGCGCCATCCCAAGACAGCGACCACTTCTCAACCGGGAGCGACTGCCCAACCAACGCCCCGTCATACCACGCATGACACACAAGCCTCGCGTCCGAAACGGACCCGCTCAGGGCGTCCAACAAACCACCAGGCAAGGCACGCATCAAGCCTCCAAAGGGCATAGAAAAAGCCCCACCAACAGGCGGGGCCACAATCAGTGAGGGGGCTTTACAGGTCCGCGTAGATCAGCGGGTTCTTCTGCACATCCAAATACGTCAACCCGCTATACGCGGCCTGAACCTCGTCATACGTCACACCAGCCAACAACTGCTGCACCTCGTCATACGTCACAAACCCACTAATCGCCGCCTGCATCACAGCCGACACAAGATCACCCGTCACGGCCCAGCGCGTCAGGGTGCCGCCGTAATGCACAGTCACCGGCTGCTCCACAACCTCCGCGCACAAATACGACAACGCAGGCAACGGAACCATGTCCGCAGTAGTCCGCAACAACAAGATCGGAGCCTCAGCGCGCAAAGCACGGAACGCCGAAGCGGTCTCGGCGTCATCCGAGGCAACGCTAACGTTGACCCTCGAAGCCGCGGCAACCTGACCACCCAAAGCCACAGGGTAAGGCGAACCCATCACCTGAACCCGTGACTGATCCGCCCTGTACTCCACGCTCGTCAAAGCATCAGAAACCATCGTCAAAAACCCTGGATTCACCCCAGAAGTTTTCACCGGCAAGAACTTGTCCGGCTGTATCGGATCCTGAATGATCGCGTCCTCAGACACGAGGATAATCGTCGCGGAGCAGATCGCCGCGCCACCAGCCGAGAGCGTGTACGTCACGGGCCGGTTCAACGGCGCAACCCAATCAACATCCGTGTCCGAGTCCGTGAAAGTCCTCGACTTCCAACCAGGCACCGCCCAAGCCTCACCCTCACACAACCGTGTAAGAGTGAAAGTCAAGGGCGACACCACATCAGTCACCGTCACACGAACCCGCGGCGGCAAAGCAGCCGGCGACACATCAACAATGCTTTCCAGTGTCAGAGACGCCAAACCGCCAGTAGCATAAACAACCGTCAACGCGAACGCCCCCCAACGGTAGACGCAACACCATTCAAACCAGCGTTCACAGCCTGCACAGCGATCCCATGAAACACCCCAAGAACCTCACCCGAATCCATCACCAAAGTCCCCGTCATCTGCAAAGGAGCCTGCGGGGCGTCAGATTTCATGGATACGGTCATCTGCGGGGCCGCGGCGGGCGCGTACTTGTACCCGGCGTTCATCGCCTCAAGCACGGGCCGGTTCGCCACTGTGGCCTCACGGGTCACAACAAACTCACCAGGAGTGAGCATCGCCGGAACCGTGTCAGTTCCCCTCGGCACGAACCTCGGGTAACCGCCACCAGCCAAATAGTTGATGATTCCGCCGTTAGCCCGGTAAGCGTTCCCCGAAGCGTACTGATTCGCGGTAATCATCGAATTAGCCTTCAGATGATCCAACGCCGCCTGCGCCGCTGAGATGTCAGCCTGCGCGTACAGTGTCACGGTCTTGCCATTCAACGAGTCGGCCTTGCCCCGGATCCCTTCAAGGGTCGATGAAGCATGGTCAGCGATCCAAGCATCAATGTTGACATTCTTAGGGATACCCAGCGCCTTGCGCGCCATCGTGTCCGCTTCGTCACCGGTTTTGCCCAACTGCCCAGCAGCGCGGACCAAATCGTCGTAACTCGTACGAAGAGAACCCTGCAACTGCGCTTGAGCGGCAGCGGAACCCTGAGTCTTCAGCGTTTCCTCGGCAGTCGCTTCAGCCGCCGAAATCGCAGCCTGCGCCAACCCGTTGAAAGCCGACTGATTAGCGCGGCCCTTCTCGGTGTTGATGTCGAGAGTCGTCCCGTTCGTCTTCACCGATTCAGTCATCTTGTCGATTGCATCCTGGTACGCGATTGACGCATCCGAAGCGGACAGCGACAGCAGCCCCGCGGCGAACAACGATCTGCCGAAAGCGTCGATGTCCGTAATCGCGCCCTCAGCGCTAATACCGACTTCCTCCAAAGCCTTCGCCATTTCCTCGGTAACAGGGCGTGCCTCACCTGTCTTGCTGATGTACGTTTCCGTCGCACCGGCAGCAGCCGACATTGACGCCGGAACCTTGCCAAGAGCGAAATCAAGAAGCTCCTGCTCCGACAAAGTGACGCCCGCCTGATTGGCTAGACCAAGCAGCGCGTCCTTATAACCGGGCACATATTCAAGGGCTTCCTTTGCGCCCTTGCCGTTCTTCTCGAACTCCTTGGTCAAGAGGCTAAAAGACTTAGCAGCCGTTTCACCAGCGCCATTCTTTGCCAGGTTCCCCATTTCCTCGCCAAGACCCTTCAGGGAATCCTCAAGCTGCCCGATTTCGCCCTTCGGCAAACCAAGAAAGTTCGTGAACCCCTCAAAGAACTTATTGCCCGCATCATTGAACGTCTGATTCGACAGACGGCTGACAGCATCGGAAAGGTTATTCACCTTGACAATATCCTCGCCAAACGCTTTGCCAAGGTTCTGAAAAATCGAATCAAGATCAGAGGACTTAGCCAACTTGCCGGCGTTGGAAACCTTTAACAGCGCCGCACCATATTCCTCGGTGGACTTCGTTTTCTTCTCTGTGAAAACCGCTGACGCAGCTTGCAGAGCCAAGAGCGTCACCAAAGCCCCGCCCGCAGCCTTACCAACCGCCCCAATCCCGCGAGCAGCGCCAGGTGCCGTAGTGGCAAGAGCAGCCATCGACGCCCTAAACTCCACGAGTCTCGGCAGGACCGTCAGAAGACCGCCGCCCAACAGGACCACAGCGCCTATGACACCAGCGGCGCTCACGCTGAACTGAAGCATCGGCGCGGGGATCTTGCCCACCGAATCCACCAAATCCTCAAGGCCCTGAACGATCCCCCGCAACGTCTCTGCCGCCGCGCCGCCACCCTTGATAAGAACCGAATCAAACGAACCGCCAAGCCGTTCAAGGTCGCCCGCCAAGTTGTCAGTCTTCGTCCGGGCGGTGATGATCGCGTAGCCAGAGTCATTCACCTTGTCAGTCCACTCAGCGATACCCTCCGCGCCCTGCTCATACAGGACATTGGCGGCACGCACAGCATCAGACCCGAAAATGACACCCATCGCGGCGTTGCGCGCCTCCGGTGTCAACTCCTGCATGGAGGTTTTCAAGTTCTCAGAGAACTTAGCCAAACCGACAAACTGCCCCTGCGAGTCGTAGGCGGAGATGCCCAGCTCGCGCATCTTTTCCTCAGCCTCTTTCGACTGAGGGGTAAGCCTTTGCAGCATCGACTTGAACGACGTACCAGCATCCGAACCGATCAGACCAGCCGACGCGAAAGCCGCCAACCCGCCCGTGGTTTCCTCAATGGACAAGCCCGTTGACGCAGCCACAAGACCCGTTTGTTTGAGCGCCATACCCATGTCTTGCACGGAACCCTGAGCCTTGCCCGCCCCAGCGGCAAGAAGATCAGCCAGGTGCGGAACCTTGTCCCCCGAAAGCTTGAACTGAGTCAAGGCAGTCGCAGCGATTTCAGCGGCCTCGCCAACACCAAGCGAACCGGCAGCTGCCAGGTTCAGCGCCCCAGTCAAACCGCCCGCAAGGATGTCCTTGGTAGCCACACCGGCCTTAGCCAGTTCATCAATACCCTGGGCTGCTTCTTTAGCGGAAAAGGCCGTGGCCGCGCCCGCGTTGATAGCTGCTTCCCGAAGCAGATCCATGTTCGCTTCAGTCTCATGCGTTGAGGACTGAACCTCAGACATGGCGGCGTCAAACTCCATGAAAGACTTCACGGCCAAAGCAACACCGGCCAGCAACCCGCCACCCATAACCAGGCCTGCTTTGCCAACCCGGTCCAAATGCTGCTCATTGTCCCGAGCGAATCCCTGCACCCGATTGGCAAGGTCTGTTGTCGCCTGCTGGGCAGTACGCATCCCAGAGATAAAACCTTGGACGCGGGCCTCGATGGCAATACTTATGGACCGATCCGCCATTAGGGCCTCCTGCGTTATTGATTTATGCCGTACCCTGACGGAATGACGAACGAATCTTCGGCTACCAATAGGGCCACCAAAAAGGGGTACATAGCCAAACGAATCGGCGGGCTCGCAATGGTAATTGGTGTACTGTTTGCGGTTTTCGCCGGATCATTCACAGCCCCCGCGGCCATTCTTTTCTTCGGCGGGCTCGTCGCACTGATTGTTGGAATAGCCCGCCGAGAAACTGACAGCCCCTAATCCCTCAGCGTGGGGACGAACATTAGGGCGTCAAACCCTGGCTGATCCCGGTACGGTTCCGCCGCCTTACCTCGCGCCGTTGTGGCGTGACAGCGGATTGGCAGGCCCGCCGTGTACTTCATCTCATTAGCC